TTGCTCAACTAAAGAAAGACCATGACACCGCAGTGCATTGGAGCAAGAATGAAACAAGCCCACAAAAGCGTGAGGCTGCTCGTCAAAAGGCTGAAAAGATCAAGCGTCACTTAGATACACAATACAAGCAAGGTGTGGCGGAGGTTAGTGATGCTACGCTAACCAGTTATCTAACAAAATTAGATAAAGATAATCTTAAACACAGAATGGATCCCACAAAACGCAGTGACACAAAACGCATGAAAAGTGGTCCTAATTTTGTTAAAGCGTTTACCAAATTGGATAATAAAAAGCAAGGTGTGGCGGAGGCCACAGGTGACGAAAAATTTGATAAATCAATGAGAAAAATGACTGGAAAAATTACTCCAGGCGATGCTGACGAGATGTGGCCGACACAAGAATTTGAACCAGTTGATCTTGATCCATCATACTTGCCAAGTATGGAAAAATACAAGGCAAAATTATTTCCATTGGCTTACCAATACTGGACTGACGGCGACAATGCAGATGAATTAAGAGCATTAGGATGGGAACCCGATTATGGCGACGACTATGTTATGGTGGTGCTGTCTGGCATCGGACACGACGGTCACATTCAATACGACAAATATGATTTTGATGCTGAAGATGAAAACAATGAAGGTGTGGCGGAGGTAGCACCGCCGGGAGCCAAAGCCGAACGCATGGTCAAGCATATTAAAAAGGGATATGCTAAAGATGGTAAGTTAACTAAAACTGAAAAAAGCAAGGCATACGGTGCTGCATGGAAAGCACACAATGCCGGCAAAGTAGAAGAACAAAGTGTAGAAGAAAACAAGAAAGGTGTACGTGCTGTGAAACATGCAGTTAAGCCTAGAAACTTTGTTGCCAAGAACGCAGTACAAAGTGGTGCAGGTGCTCACAAAGATAAAAAGAAAGCACAAAAGCAAGGTGATGTAAAACACAAGGCTAAAGAGCCAGCTTACGAATCTAAGCTATGGGCAGCATTAGATCGAAGAATTATCAAGTAATGAAAATCATAGACCTATTAGAGGATGTAAATTCAAAACCTGATTTTATGAAAATACTTCAGGAGTTTCTTCCCTTTGCAGTCAATGAACTTAAATTAAAATCTGTTCCAAAAATTAAAATGCATTTACGTATTGGCAGCGTAGATGATCAACCTAGTTTTGGTAGTTTTAACAGTGAAACTAAAATAATCAATATTGCAATTGAAGATAGACATCCTTTAGATATTTTAAGAACTCTTGCACACGAGATGGTACATTACAAACAAAACGAAGAAACTGGACTGAAGCCAGGTGCGGGTGCTACCGGTAGCCCTGAAGAAAATCAAGCACACGAACTAGCTGGTATTGTGATGCGTAAATTTAATAAAGCGAACCCTGAATTTTTTAATACCGACGCTGTTAATCTAGAAGAATAAAATGAGTTTCTTAGTTGCAAACTTACCTCCGGTGCATTGTTTTGTACGCAAAGAATTTTTGTATGATTTTAAGTCAGGACAGGGCGAATACGAACCGTGCATATGGGTGTCAATCAAAAGCCTGCGTAGTCAAGCATTCCGTATAGAAAGCTATTTGCCCAGATACGGAGCACTGTACGACAAACTACCTTTACATGCCTATGTAAGCAGAAACACCGATTTAGAGCCAGACAAGTTTGTACCACTCGATACACTGCAAATATGGGACTGCTTCAGCTATGATATTGCTGTAATACAAAAGGCGTTCTTACGTAATCTTTCCTGCGAGTTCTATGCCAAGGATCGTCAGCTACACAAAGGCGACTATATGTTTACCGTAGACAATGCTAGTCCAGATCTCAATGTTATAGACACTAGCTACTCAGAGTGGCCCGAAGATCACAAAAGTTTTAACTTTATACAACTAGATAATGGACAATATGCCGCACAGCCCAATAATCGTTGCAGATTCTTTGATGCAGCCAGTAACCCTAAAGAAATGTTATTTCCAGATTTTAAAGTTGCTACAAAAAAATGGGTTGTAGAAACAAACCCCAAATGGCGATTGGGCGACTCCGATACAGTAACTTACGAATAAAAGTTTGACACTGTGGTTGCATTAGTATATACTTAATGTTCACAGGAGATTAATTTATGTCAAAAGCATTCGGTGCACCAGAGCAAGCAAAGATTAAGCAGATTGTCGCAGAAGGTATGACAGTTATGCAGGAAATTCAAGACTTAACAGAAGGATTGAATGAAACAATCAAAGCTGTTGCAGAGGAACTTGAAGTCAAGCCAAGCGTTATCAAGAAGGCTATCAAGATTGCACAAAAAGATACATGGGATCAAGTGTTCCGTGAGTTTGATGATTTGGAAACTATTGTTGATATTAGCGGTCACAGTTTTCGTAAGGAAGATTAATGGGCCTTGTCCAAAAAATATATAATTGGGCGAGAACTGATTATCGAGAGTGGCCAACTCGATTTTCATTAGAAATTGCTGCCTGGCTAATGAGTCTCGGATGTTCCTTAACATTGGCCGCAGGAGCAACTGATCCTTTATTTTTCTATCTATATCCTATATTCATTTTACAATGTGCAATATTCGGGTGGGCTGCTTGGACTCGTAAGAGTACTGGCATGGTTGCAAACTATCTACTATTAGTCACTATTGACATTGTTGGATACGTTAGACTATTAAATATATAAGAGAAAGGTTTGATCAGCCATAAATGATCATGTTGGTATTTGTAGGCCACAAACTACAAAGGAGAAAAAAATGAGCTACGTCGATTCAATGTGGGATCGCGACAAGGACGTTATTCGCGTCGTTGAGCGTGATCCCAAAAAAGGCAGAATCTTTCAAGATTATCCTGCCAAATATGTATTATACTACCCAGACTCTAAAGGAAAATATCGTTCAATTTACGGTGATCCTCTTAGCAAAGTTTCTGTCAAAAATTACAAAGAGTTCCAAAAAGAAACCCGAATTCATTCAGGAAAGAAACTCTTTGAAAATGATATTAATCCTGTATTCCGATGCCTAGAAGAAAACTATTTAGGCAAAGATGCTCCTAAGCTCAATGTAGCATTTTGGGACATTGAAGTAGACTTTGATCCAGAACGTGGTTACAGTACTCCTGAAGATGCGTTCATGCCAATTACTGCGATTTCTGTCCACCTACAATGGTTAGATACATTAGTATGTCTTGCAGTCCCCCCAAAGACACTGACAATGGAGCAAGCAGTAGAGCAGGTAAAAGACTTTCCTAACACAATGCTGTTTGAAACAGAATACGAAATGTTGGAAACATTCCTGGGCTTGATTCAAGATGCAGATATTTTAAGCGGATGGAACAGTGAAGGATACGATATGCCTTATACTGTCAACCGCATCATTAAAGTTCTTAGCAAAGAAGATACCCGTAGGTTATGTCTATGGGACCAGTTCCCCAAGAAACGGGAGTACGAGAAGTATGGAAAAAAGGCTATTACTTATGATCTTGTTGGTCGTGTTCATTTGGACAGTCTCGAGTTGTACCGCAAGTACACCTATGAAGAGCGACATACATACCGATTGGATGCAATTGGAGAGATGGAGGTAGGTGAAACTAAGACGCAGTACGAAGGTACCCTAGATCAATTGTACAACAATGACTTCCGCAAGTTTATTGAATACAACAGGCAAGATACTGCATTGCTGAATAAACTAGATAATAAATTAAAATTTATTGACCTAGCAAATACACTAGCACATGAATGTACTGTGTTGTTACAGACCACAATGGGTGCTGTGGCTGTAACTGAGCAGGCCATTGTAAATGAAGCTCATCATCGAGGACTAATTGTTCCGGGTCGTCCTAAACGTGATGATGATTTAGAAACACAAGCCGCTGGTGCGTATGTTGCATATCCTAAGAAAGGATTGCATGACTGGATTGGATCAATGGACATTAACTCATTGTATCCGTCAGCTATTCGTGCATTAAACATGGGACCAGAAACTATTGTTGGGCAGTTACGTCAATCTTATACCAAAGCTGAAATTGAAGGTAAGATAGCAAAGGGTTCTAGCTTTGCAGCCTCTTGGGAAGGCAAGTTCGGCAGTAACGAATACGAACTTGTCATGGCAAAAGATCGTGTAACTGATATCACAGTTGATTGGGAAGATGGCAGAGTTGATGTGCTAAGTGGGGCTCAAATTTATGAACTGATTTTTGAAAGTAATCAGCCGTGGGTTATCTCAGCAAACGGTACTATCTTTACCTATGAGAAAGAAGGGATCATTCCTGGATTGTTGAAACGTTGGTATGCCGAACGTAAAGAAATGCAGGCAAAATTAAAAGAATGTATTGCATCGGGGAATAAAGTTGAAGAAGAATATTGGGATAAAAGACAGCTGGTTAAAAAGATTAACCTTAATAGCTTATACGGTGCTATTCTTAACGCTGGTTGTAGGTTCTTTGATAATCGTATTGGGCAATCCACAACTCTTACTGGTAGACGGATCGCCAGGCATATGGCTTCGAAAGTAAATGAAGTTATTACTGGAGACTATAACTACACCGGCAAGAGTGTGATATACGGTGATACTGACTCTGTATATTTTAGTGCATACACTACTTTAAAAAATGATATCAATAAAGGGGTAATTCCCTGGAACAAAGAAGTTGTCGTTCAACTATACGATACTATCTCTGAAGAAGTAAATGGAACATTTCCACAATTTATGTTGGACGATTTTCATTGCCCAAAAACTCGAGGAGATGTTATTAAGGCCGGTCGAGAATTTGTTGCTATCAAAGGCATCTTTATGACCAAGAAGCGATACGCTATCTTGTACTTTGACAAGGAAGGTAAGAGGCAAGATATAGATGGCAAGCCAGGTAAAATCAAAGCCATGGGCTTAGATTTGAAACGTAGTGATACTCCTGAATTTATGCAAAACTTTTTAAGCGAGATTTTAACCAAAGTTCTTAACAATGCTCAAGAAGAAGAAATTCTAGAACGTATCGGTGAGTTCCGAAGTGAATTCAAACAGAGGCCTGGGTGGGAGAAGGGTAGTCCTAAACGTGCAAATAACATTGCAGAGTATCAGGCCAAAGAAGTCAAAGCGGGTAGAACCAACATGCCCGGACATGTTCGTGCTAGTATTAATTGGAATACTCTTAAACGTATGAACGGTGACAAATACTCGATGGGTATTGTAGACGGCATGAAAGTTATTGTGTGCAAGATGAAAGACAATCCATTAGGATACACTTCAATTGCATATCCAGTTGACGAAATGCGTTTACCGAAATGGTTCCAAGAACTTCCGTTTGATCATGGGGAGATGGAGGCAACCATTATTAACAATAAGCTAGAAAACCTTATTGGAGTACTAGAGTGGGATTTAGAATCCACTACACAAAATAATACATTCGGCAGTTTATTCAGCTTTGAATAAAATTTATTTGACATTATACAAATTTCTAAATATACTAAACAAAAGGATTTAAAATGAAAGACATTCTTCAAGACATCGTAGGTCACACACATAACCTTGGTTTCCTAAACATTGTGAAAATTACTGGAGACGATAAAAAGACCTCCGTTGACAGTATGGCAGATGACCGTTCAGTTATCATGTACGCCGAAACTGCTAACCCATATCCAGATATGATTGGCGTATTTGGTATGCCACAAATGAACAAACTCAAGTATTTGCTAGATTGCCCTGAGTATAAAGAAGATGCTAAGATTGAAGTTACTACCGCAGACCGTAATGGCGATACTATCCCAACTGGTTTGCACTTTGAAAATAAGACCAAGGATTTTAAGAACGATTACCGTTTTATGAACACTGACATCATTAACGAAAAGTTAAAGACTGTTAAGTTTCGCGGAGTTAGATGGGATGTCGAGATCGAGCCCAGCGTTCAAAGTGTACAACGTTTTCAGTTCCAGGCGGCTGCAAACAACGAGCACACTACATTCCTTGCAAAGACTGATGGTGGTAATTTAAAGTTTACATTTGGTGACCAAAGTACACACGGTGGTGAATTTATTTTTGCAACAGGTGTTACTGGTAGCCTAAATAAAGGATGGACATGGCCTGTTCAAAGTGTATTGAGCATTCTTAAAATTGCCGATGCAAACAATGCCAAAGTTAGTTTTAGCAATGAAGGTGCTATGCAGATTACATTAGATAGCGGTCTAGCTACTTACAAATATATTATTCCAGCACAGGCATGATAAAAGGGTTAACCCACAGTGGACTATACCTCCAGGTAACTGGAGGCAGTCCAATGAATCCTTACATTCCTTCCGGAAACCAATCAGCAGGTATGATGAGATATAATACCTCTAATCATAATATAGAAGTGTATGACGGTTCATCGTGGCAAGAGTTAGCCAGCAGCTATGCTAGTGTATCAATGACCAGTGAAGCAGTAGCATTGCTTGACTGGGCTCGAAAGAAGCGTGACGAAGAATTGCAACTTGAAGCATTGGCCCGAGAACATCCTGCTATTAATATTGCCTTGGGCAATTTAAAGAAGGCCAAGATACAATTAGATGCTACAATAATATTAAGTAAAGAACATGACGAAACAACAAGTTAACCTAACACCATTACAGAAAGACTATGCTGTCTATTTGCCAGCTATTAGTAGTTTCTATAGTACCTATGTTGCCAAACAACGACTAGAAGAATTCGTGCCTAAAGCTCGAGTTCCGGCAGGATTTGATCGTGGTATTGAAGGTATGAATTTTTTAAATCCTGAACAAGGATATTTCACATACAAGTACGGTCTATACTCTGCGGGTCACGCACAGTTGGACTTGAATAAGAGTATAACGCAGGAGTCAATGATCCAACAACGTGATCGCGGGAATACAATGATTCTGGGAGACTCCGGCGGATACCAAATTGGTAAGGGCGTTCTAAAGTTTGACTGGTTAGACTTTGAAGGTAAAAGTGCTACTAAGACACGCCAAAGTATTTTAGAATGGCTCGAGCTCACAGCCGACTGGTCAATGATGTTAGACGTTCCTACATGGGCTTGCGATCACATCCATAGTCCAAAGACAGGCTTAAAAACATTCGATGACTGTTTAGACAAGACTCGCTACAACAACGATTACTTCCTAATGAATCGATTAGGCCAAACTAAATGGCTCAATGTTTTACAAGGTTCAGATTGGGACACTGCTGAAAAGTGGTATGCAGGTGTAAAAGAATTCAGCGATCCTAAAGGTAAGTATGCAGGTCGCGAAGCAGAAGGTTGGGCCTTCGGTGGTGCCAATATGTGCAAGATGGATATTACACTCAAGCGTCTAATGACCTTGCGTGAAGATGGTTTGCTGAAGGGCAAAAACTGGATCCACTTCTTGGGTACAGCACAACTCGACTGGAGTTGTTACTTAACTTTGATTCAACGACAAATTAGGAAACATATTAATGAAGAGCTTACCATATCTTTTGACTGTGCCTCACCGTTCATCGCAACAGCACACGGACTTGTCTACACAAACGCAGTCCACACGCCAAAAAGGTGGAGTGTTATTATGGACAAAGCCCCAGATAACAAAGCACTTTCAGGATCAGATATCCCGTTCCCATTCGAATCGTCAATCGGTCGCAGACTAACAATGAAGGATATTGCCTACTATGATCTAGGCGAGAGAAAGACTGACGCAGAATTAAATGGTGCTAAGTTTGATCACTTAAATCCTGCTCACTATAACACTGTGCCGAGACTTAATAAACTAGGTAAGATTCCAAACAAAACATCGTGGGATAGTTTTGCCTATGCATTGATGATGGGTCATAATGTTGAGTGTCATATTGTTGCGGTACAACGTGCTCAACAGTTAATGGATATTGAGATTGCCAAGACTTCCGGCAAGCTACATTGGACACATTGGAAAAAAGTTAAGGGCTCTGATATGAGCGACGAACACAGTGACTGGGTTCCTAGAAATGTGTTATACTTTAATACCTTTGTAGAGGATCTATTCAATACTAAGGATAAAGCAGAAGCATTTGCAATGATCGAACAAGCTATGCCTTTCTTAAAGAGTTTAGAAGGTTCTCGCTTGCAAGGCGGTCCTGCTCAAAACAAGTTTAACAACTTATTCGAAATTGAAGAAGTTACTACTTCGTCGGAAGTAGATTTAGAAAATCCAGACGATGACGACCTACGTTCTTTAGAAGAAGGAATTATTAATGAATCGTGATTATGCAACGGGCACTAGTGATCAGGTAATTTTCTTTACAGGAAAAGAAATTGAACATACTGCGGCATATGGAATGGACACTTTGTTTGTAACAGGTGTCCAAAATCCAGCCGAAGTATTACTGCTTGCAAAACAAGAAAAAGTAAAACATGTATACTTTGGAGCAAATCAAAGTTTTAAACCAAGAAGTACAGAAGAACTCGAAAATTGGAAACTAATGATTATGGCTCTTTTGAAACAAGATTTTTGGTGTACTCTAGATTTTGATTGCAAATATGCAGAAGATATTTTGGAAACGGGACTGAATGAGCAAAGAAAATTCATTTCGATGATTTCTGTTAAGCTACCCTACTTGACACAGTTCAATTATAATGCTACAATAAAGCTAGACGACAAAGATTTTGAAGCAACTAATGCAGGAGTTTGGACGCATAGGTTGCACGACTTGTTGGATAGTAATAAGTTTACCGATTGGGATCAATATAAAGAGGACGAAATAGCAAAATGAAAGAGTTTACAGTTAAAGAAAATAAAGCGTTTAGACTTCGAGTACAAAGTAAAAAATGTCTTACTCCTACAGATTTAAACCATGTACAGTTTATTCAAGAATGTTTTAACAAAGATGGTGAAGTTGACTTTACTTCAAACTATCAATTTTTCCTAACCGATTCAGAGATTAAATCTCTTGCAAAGGAATTAGTTAATGACTGATCTTAATATGATTTGGGTTACCTTTCGCAAGGAAGGTGTTCATCTGTATCCCGCAGCGGCCACAGATCCTAAACTTAAAACAGGCGACATGTATGATGTTAGCTTCCTTGGTACTCCGCACCGTCATATTTTCCATTTTAAAATCTATATTCAAGTATTTCACGATGATCGTGATATTGAGTTTATTCAGTTTAAGCGTTGGTTAGAGCACTGCTACACAGATGGCACACTCGAACTTAACCATAAATCCTGCGAAATGATAAGCCGTGATCTTCACGGAACTATTTCTGCAAGATATCCAGGTCGTGAGATTTGGATTGACGTAAGTGAAGACGGCGAGAATGGCTGCTTCATTAAATTTCCTTCAACCCTTTAATTAGGTATTATAAAAATGGCACAGCCAAATTACATTCAAAAAACCCTGTTCATGAAACCCGAAGTTGAAAAGATCTTTGATGATCTCGATAAGTGGCTTGATTATTGCCGTTTCAACTTGTTGGATTTTAATCCAGCAGACTTGTATCGCTCTCCAGAATACAAGAATTATCAGCGTTGGAACAGCGGAGGTGAACGTCGGCCTCGCACTGAATACAAGGGTAAAAACCCTCGTCCACAATACAACAGAAATGACAGTTTTTCTCGTTGATTTAGAATCAGTTGAGACTAGGTACACGGGTCAGTGGAAGACTCATGTACCTAATCTCTTACGAAAGGCAGGACACAATGTTCAAATTATCTCTGGTCCCGCAGATATTCCTAGTGCTACTACCCCTGGGGCTTTTCTTAATTTTGGCGGCACAAACATCTACAAAGCTCGGCAGGTTGAGCAGATGGGTCGGCTATTTTGCGACGGAGCCGTTCATGCAGGTGATCATTTTATATTTACTGATGCTTGGCACCCTGGTATCATCAATCTCAAGTACATGAGTGAACTGCTGGGTATTCCAGTAACAACACACGGTCTTTGGCATGCTGGCAGTTATGATCCACAAGACTTCCTAGGACGTCTTGTTGGCAACAAGCCTTGGGTCAGACACGCTGAAAAAAGTTTCTACCATGCTTTTGATCACAACTACTTTGCCACAGACTTTCATATTCACATGTTTTACGAAAACTTGATCCAACCAGATCCGGATCGTAAAGCAAGTATGTATAAGACTGTATTTGACGATACGTTATTCAACAACAAGGTTGTACGCACAGGCTGGCCCATGGAGTATATGGATGATATACTTACCGCATACAAGGGTATGCCAAAGCGTGACTTAATTTTATTTCCGCATCGTATTGCACCCGAGAAGCAAGTTGAAATCTTTCGTGACTTAAAAGAACACTTGCCACAATATGAATTTGTAGTGTGTCAGGATCAACAACTGACTAAAAACGAATATCATAATTTGTTAGGCGAAGCAAAAATAGTGTTCAGTGCTAACTTGCAGGAAACTCTTGGCATTAGCTGTTACGAAGGTGCCTTAGTAGATGCCGTTCCAATGGTACCAGATCGTCTTAGCTACTCTGAAATGTATTTCGATACATTTAAGTATCCGGAAATCTGGACTCGTAACTGGGAAAACTATCAAGGCTATCGACCGCAAATATGTCAAAAGATAATGCAGTACATGGAAAATTATAATAAATTCCTTCCTCAATTAAACAAACAAGCACAGGATCTAACCAGTTTGTTTTTCAGTGCTAACATTCTTTTAGAGAATATAAAATGAATGACTCTTTTTATCCCAGAATAGGAATTGTAGGGTTAGGCTTTGTAGGTGAAGCTGTTCGATCTTCTACCGAGTTTGTACCAGATAATGTTGTATGTGTGGACTCAGATGTACGTAAAGGATACGTTGGAACTTACGCAGAGTTGATGACATGTGAGGGCATCTTTATATGTGTCCCAAGTCCAATGAATGATGACGGAAGTTGTGATACAAGTATTTTAGAAAGTGTTTTAGAAAAACTAAAAGACTTTCGAGGTGTTATTATTTCTAAAGTAACTGCACCGCCAAATGTATATCAACGTCTTAATAAAGTCTATCCTAATCTAGTACACAGTCCAGAATTTTTGACCGCGGCTAATGCCAGTAGAGATTATGCCAACGCAAAGTGGTGTATTATTGGCGGTGATGTTAGAGCATATCGAAACGAAGCAGAACGCATTATCAAAATGACGCAGCCGAATTTAGAATCAGTTAAGTTCTGTAATATTGGAGATGCTGCCTTGGCCAAATATGCTATTAACAACTTTCTTGCTACTAAGGTAGTGTTCATGAATGAACTTTATCAACTAGCTGAAAAAGCTGGATTAAATTATGACGTGATTGTTAATTTAATTAAACAAGATGTACGTATTGGTGAAAGTCATATGCGTGTTCCGGGTATAGATGGTTCTTTAGGATTTGGTGGATACTGCTTTCCAAAAGATACAGAAGCACTAATAAACTATGCCAAAGAACATAATGTTAACCTAAATGTAATTTCATCAGCCGTGCAGAAAAATTTGCTACTACGGTTGACTGAACCTAAATAATAGTATAGAATATATACATGGCAATCCACTGCCTCAACATCGGAGAAAAACTACAATGACAGATACAAGTAAAAACTTATCGCAAGCCATACGCGATAAAATGAAAGCAAACGGAAAAAGATTCTGGGCTGGTGATAATATTTCAGAATATATCAAACCCATGGATAAAATAGACCTTATCAACGAAGCGACAACCGCATTTGAAAAAGTGCTAGATACATTGCTTATTGATCGCGAAACTGATCCAAATAGTAAAGGCACAGCACGTCGACTGGCCAAAATGTACTACAACGAAATAATGGCAGGAAGATATGATGATGCACCAGACGCAACAGCGTTTCCAAATGATTCGGAGGACCGTTACGAAGGTATGTTGGTTGTTCGTAGCGAGCTTCGCAGTATGTGTAGCCATCATCACCAACCCGTTAGTGGCGTTGCTTATATTGGTATTATTGCGGCTGAGAAACTCATCGGACTTAGCAAGTATACAAGGATCGCTCAGTGGTGTGCCCGTCGAGGTACTCTCCAGGAGGAACTTGCTAATGACATTGCTAGGGAAATCCAAAAAGCCACTGACGCCAAAGACGTAGGCGTTTACATTCAAGCAGTGCATGGATGCTGTGAGAATCGAGGTATTATGGCACATAGCTCATTGACGCAGACTACTGTGCTTAAAGGTGCGTTTAAAGACGACCAAAGTACAAAGAAAGAATTCTTTGACAACATCAAACTACAGCAAGACTTTGCTCCGAGGTAATTATGGCAACACGTAAAAAGAAAGAAACAACAATAGAGATGCCCGGCACAATCGGCGGTGCTAAGATAGTTTTTGCAGAAACAAAAGTTGTCAAAGGTAGTCACTTAACTGTTACCACTCATCCGGATGGTAAAACAACACTAGAGTGGGACGATGAAGCATTGTTACGTGATGTACGTGCGGCATTCACTAAAGGCTCAACACAAGGCGGTTAATATGAATTCAGTAGATATGGCTAATAACTTAATCTTCAGAGCAAGACATCTGCAAGAATTTATTGTTACTACCGACGTGCCGGAAGACTTTAGATTTAACGGAGTAATACCGTTTGATATTAATATTGCAGATAATATATTAGAGGCCAAAGTTTACGGCGTTGACTTTGACGAAGCAGTGAATCGATTAAACGACTGGCTGGAGACATGCAAATGAAATGGTTCCTAAACTTTTTAGAGCAAATTGGTCGTAAACGAATTGTAATGGACAGGCAAGAAAATGAACCGTATCTCGAACGCTACTACTTATTTCTTAAAGATAGAAAGCACTTCCCCTTTAATATCTTTCTTCACAAGTTCCTTAAGTCAGAC